CAAACTCTCTAAAGTCCCAGTATCCTGAGTCTATCAAAGTTATGATTGGAATGTCACCATCTGAATCTTCTTCATCTAAACGTGCAAAAGCATCGCCGCCATCGCCATTAGCGCATGACCACCATATTCTTTGTAGTGATAAGTGAGCTACAGAGTTGCCGTCATCGTCAGCTGTTAGTGCCGATACATCACCAAATACAGTTGTGCCACCTGTTCCGTCAGATTGTACAACTATCTTGATTGTAACTCTTTTGTCGTTTTGTTGTAGGATTGTTGGTCCTGTTACTGTGTCTGCCATGTTCCCTCCTTAATCAAGAACGTGTGGGCCCGAAGGCCCACATTAGTTATTATTGGTCTGCGAATGCAGGTACGTCTGCGCCTTCTGCGTAACCCCAAATGTAGTAATTGGTGCTATCTTTAGCAACAATATTAATCTCAAACAAACCACTGTCTGTAAGAGTTAAACTTGAGTTAGAGTTTCCGTCAGCGTAAACAGATACGTTATCTGCATTAGAGTCTAAGTGTACAATACCACCTAGGAAGAAATTACTATTTCCTGGTGTTACAATAATTAGATTCTCTGTTTCTTCTGCAGCGCCAGCGTAGATAAACTTGTAAGTTTGTCCAGCAACTGGTGCAGGTAGAGTGATAGTTCTATTAGCGCCGATTGCAGGAACCGCAAGAACTCTTCCACTGTGTGTTGCAGCATCAAGAGTTTTGTCTTCATCTCCTAATGCAACAGGTGCATCACCCATTGTAATGATTTCAGTAATCGCTCCAGTAGAGGAGTTTTTACTAACAGTTTTAACTGTGCTTTCGGATCTTACTGGACCCTGAAAAGTTGTATTAGCCATATTGGTCTCCTTCCGCCAACATAGTCCGAGACGTTGTCTACTGCATGAGTCTATGCTGACTATTTAAAATTATGCAGTGTATTGAATATAAACTTTTAAGGTGGGGTTTGCAAATAAAAAGGGGCGCCGAAGCGCCCCTAAATTATTATGCTCCTGGTGAGCCGAAAATACCACGCCAGTCAGAGAAGCCGAAGCTGTATCTCTCTCTAGCTTTGTATCTTACGTTACCAGTATCAAAATCACCTTCCATTGCAGTCTTAATAGCTGCTCTTTCGAACATTTTAAGACCGTTAGGAACGTCAGTTTTGATAAAGAATGCGTCTGTATCTGTTAGGAAGTTGTTTACCACATATCCTTGTGGGATCATTCCTTTAGATGCAATCGCATTTAAATCGTTGTCAGCAGTGCCGACTCTTGCTGGTGATTTCATGATTCTTTCAGCTGTAAACTGTAGCTCAGAAGGAATAATCATTTTTACTCCTCTTGCAGCAATTTTTAAGCCTCTTTCATCAGTGAAAGCAGCAATGTCGATCAAAGCTTGCTCGATAGAAGTCTCAGATAGGTCAGCAGAAGTTGCTAACTCGTTTCTTTGATCTCCTGATTGTGAAGGGTGGTCAGTAGCGAATAACTCTTTACCGTCTCCACCTGGGAATGAACTACTGAAACCATTGTTCAATACGTTCGCTCCTTTGATCTGCTTCGTATTAGCCATAGATCTTGCTAGTGCTTTTGTATAACGAGTTGCAATCGTGTCATATAAATTATCCTCGATTGCTTCTTCAGTTAGTGCGAAAGCAAGAGCAACTGTCTCGTGTGTATAACGAGAAGTGAAAGCTTCTTGAGCAGTATCAAAAGTTACTGCAGCGCCTTCAGATTTTACAGCCGCGTTTGCGAAGCCAGATAACATCACTTCTTCTTCGAAAGCTCTGTCACTGTTCTCAACATCGAAAATCTCTAAGTGTTGATTTTCGTAGTTTTGGTACTCAAGTCCGAATAATGCATTCAGACCTGGCTCTAGCTCTTTAGCTAGTTGTTGTCTTGATATAGCCATGATTTAAATCCTCCTGCTATTATTCGTTATGGTTATAAGCATGCTCATTGAAATACACTACGTAGTTCGTATGAGTTGTGCCTAGTTCGTTATTGTCTGGATCGCCAGTAAAGCCAGTTACTCTTAACTGTCCGTCAGTTGCTGCTAGGTCAGACACATCCAACTCAATACCGGAAATACCAGTGATAGTTGAACCTGAGTGAGTAGCAACAGTGTCAGCAACTTTACCAACGTCTGTTTGTGCAGAGTTTGTAGCTGAGTCACCTTGTATCAAGAATCTTTGATACGGGTTGTCAAATACAAAACCTCTAATTTTTCCCTGCGTAATATTCGTTTGAGAATAAAAGTTAGAGAATTTTGGCTTCCCTGTTGATGGGTCGCTGTCAATCAAACATCCATTGAAGACACCAATGTTATCTACATTTGTTACTGCTTCTTGAACAGCAATAAATCCAGCATTGTTATCATCGATCTCTACAGGGTCTCCCTGAAAGATTGATGTCGCTTCGTTGTCCGGAATTAGATATTCCGTCATCTGAAAGTCAGAACTACCAACAGTGTTACCGATAGGTCTTAGACCAAAAGGGGCATCTTTATTTGCCATGTTTTTGTCCTCCTTAAAGGTTTGTTGTTAGCAGTGGGTAGGAATTACTAAATAATTAGTTTTTCTTTGTACCACCAAAAGTTACACGAGTCTGTCGATCTTGATTGATCGGCATACTTGGGTGCTGTTCCTTCAAGACA